ATTTTAAGGATACCTTCATCAGAGAAGAAACCAGGGTGATCTTTTGTATACAAGAACAGATGATGACGCAAAACAATTGCGTCACGTCTATCCAATTCAAGGTTGATCACAGATCTCCTTCCTTACGGTTTTCAGATTTGTGAACATCAAACTCACCGCCAGGGTAACGTGCTTTCAGTTTCTCCACATTCATTTCGATAACTTCATCAAATGTGGTATCAAGTGCCATACATGCCTGAGCAAGATACCAACAGATATCACCCAGTTCACGTTTCATGTGAAAGACATTCTCTTCAGTATAGGGTTTGCCTTGCAAGAAAATCTTCTTCACAACTTCAGTGAACTCACCTGCCTCAGCACTCAAACCAAGAGCAGCAGTCATAAGTTGAGTGACATTGGTGCCATTAGCTTCAAGTTGTGCCAGACGTGCTGCCAAGACAGGATAGTCCAAACTAGGAGGACTGGTCACACCATGAACAAATTCAAGGTACTTTTCGGTATCAACGTTAGTCATGAAAATCTGGAATAAATGGTTCTTGACGATTTTGAGGGAGTTTTTGTTGAGTTGGCAGTTTCTCACCACTAACTTCAACATATTCTACTTCTTCCCAACTACCACCAACGCCACCGTCCATATTGACTACGATGTCACGGGTAGGAAGTTGCTTACCACTGGTGACATTAATGATGTCACCTGGCAAAGGATTGAACGTGAAGTAGTGTCCGTCCCAGTATTTGTTTCGGATATGCATGAGGTTGACTGCATCTCTTTCGATACCACAGTCAGCGATCTTTTTACCGTCTGGATCGAAGACAGAGTAGTAACCGTTCAAAACTTGAATCCCTCAAATGATTTCTTTGGTTTTGCTTCCTCGTAATTATACTCTTCTTCTTTGCCACTGTCAAGAATATCATCTTGTGCCGACTGCTCACAATCGTACAAACGCATCTTGGCACGATCAATACCAACAACAAATCTCTTATGAATGGTAGGATCGTTATATCTGTTCTTCAACTGCTTCACCATAATTTGCCCGAGTCCTTCAAGATCTTCAGTTGAAATAAGGGCAAACATAAGATCAGCAGTAGCAGGGAGACCAAAGGACTCAGAGGTATCAGTAAGTTCAACATCACTGCTACCATAACCAGAACGAGTGGTCTGCGTGGCAGAAACGATAGGGACGTTTGCTTCAACAGCCAGTCCTCTAAGCTCTTCAGCAATTGCCTTGATATATGAATATGAATTGACAGTGCTGTTTCCGCGATACCTGCTGGAAGCACATATATTAAGGTAATCAATGAAAACAATATCAGGTCTAAATGACTTCTTAAGTGCAAGTTCATTAAGAAGTGCCCTAAAGTGTCCAGCATGTGCGGAAGCAGTCGGATACTCCTTAATAATTAGTTGACCTTGAGTTTTTTGTGCCAACTTTGTGACCTTATCCTCAAACATTACCTTAGGAAGGTCAGTTATTTCCTGAATATTGACATTGAGGAGATTAGCATCAATTCGCTCTGCAATTTTCTCCTCAGCCATTTCAAGCGTGATGTATAGTACGTTTTTTCCATTGAGGAGGGCGGAAGCTGCGACATGGCACATAAACAAACTCTTACCGACGCCAGTGCCAGCGAGAGCAATATTAAGAGTTTTATTCGGTAGGCCGCCTTTCGTAATCTTGTTGAAATACTCAAGATCGAATTCGATCTTGTCTTCTTTGCGATGGTAAGATTCATATCTCGCCTCATAATCGAGTAAGTAATCATGACCCACATGGGTGTCAAATGAAACTGCCAGAGCATCTGAGAGGATACCTGGAATAGCATCACGATCCTTTTCCTTATCCTGTCCATCAGCAAGTGCGATGGACTCCATAAGTGCCAGGTAGATGGCACGATCACGACACCACTTCTCTGTAGTATCCAACAACCAATCATAGTCAGTTGGAACATCTTCCAAATAACTAATCAGTTTTGTAATTTCACGAAAAGATTCATCAGTGATGTCTTTTCTCTTCTCTGTTTCAATACAGAGAACTTCTTTAGTTACTGGTTTATTGTACTCCTGAACAAAGTTGAGAATCTCCTCAAATAATATTTTTTGTTGAACATCCTCAAAGTAGTCCGCTTTGATAAAGGGAACTGCTTTGCGTAGATATTCTTCATTATTAATGAGATTCCTAAGAATTAGAACTTCAACTTTGTCCATGAGGGATATCGAATACAAATGTGATGCGGGTTTCGTCACCGATATTAACGGTTCCGTGTGGTAGTTTGTTGTTAAACCATAGAAGAGTTCCTGGTTCTACAATGACAGTTTCTTTGCCGCAGAAATATTGATACCTCCCAAGTATGGAGAGATGATACCTGTTTCTGCTCAGGTAGTAAGTTCCTTCATCAATATGTGCTCCTACAATCTCATCTATAGGGAGTGAAAGAAAGCCGCATCTGTGAATCTCTGCGTTCTTAAATTGCTTACGTATGATCTTTCTAATCTCGCTATGATGAGCGTAGGCAGGGGTTTTTATGTTTATCTCAGAGTCGCCCACAAAATCATCTTTGTGTTTGACCCCACCTATTATAAGTTGAAGTGCGCTAACTGGCAAGTCCGCAAATCCTCTATCAACTAAGGACTGGGAGTCCTTCAGATTCTTCTGATGGTCCCAGTCCTGTGGATATTTCTTCAGTTGTTGTACTACTTTGTCAACGTTGATTCCAGTTTTTAGAATCTTGATCATGATCCGTAACTAAACTCCTCCTTGGCAATCTCATCCAGTTTCTCCATCACTTCAGGAGTGAAATAAGAATCAGGTTCTTTGAGAATTTGTTTTGCATAAACTTTCTTACCGTCTATTTCATAACGGCCTGCCACATTTTTCCAGAGACCACCAATCTCTCCCAACTCAAGAAGACCATAATATCGATCAAGACCACGCTCATCGTAATAAAGACGCACTGTAACATCCTTGTTCTCCTTACTTAAGCGGGACTTTGCAGTTTTAGCTTTGATAAGGTTACCGACAACAGTCGTTCCATCCTTTTCTTTTTTCTTGCTGAGATAAATGATCGTAGAGGCGGCATACTTGAGGCCACTGCCTCCTCCCATTTCCTTAGTTGGTACATAAGCGCCGATAACATCATAGGTGTGATTGGTAACAATCATTGGAATGTTTGCTTGTCCCAGTTTCAGAGTCAGCATTCTGAATGCACCTTTGACCAATTGAGATTTGGTCATGTCACGAACTTGTTTGTCGTTCAGTGCGTCAGTGATCTCCTTCTCTGTGGACAGCATACCCAAAGAATCTAGCACAAACATACAGGGTCTGCGTTCATCTTCAGGTTTTTTCAAGTATATATCAACTGCCTTCAAGGCTTTGGTCCTAAACTCTTCAATTGTAACAACATTGACAACAACCAATCGCTCTAGGTCAATACCCCGACTTGCAATAAGAGATTTGTTAACAGCGGCCTCAGTATCAAAATATAGACAATACCCATCAGGATTAGCGTCAAGGAAGTTTTTGACAACTGCAAGCGAGAAGAAAGTTTTTCCAGTGCTAGATTCGCCAGCAATGGCAGTAATCTTATTCCCAGATACACCACCAAATATAGACCCTGAAACAAGTCCGTTAAAAATGTACGAACCTGTGTCAACATATTTTTCTGTGTCGTCGATGTCTCTTGCGAGTTTGGTGTAGTCATCTCCGATCTCTTTTACAATTTCTTTTAAAAAATCCATTAAATTACAAATCCAAATTCTTCACGAGCAATTTTCTTGTAAGGACCACCAGGGTTGGCATCACGAATCTCTTTGATTCTAGTCATCTTTTGATAAAGAGCAGAGTCACCACCGAGGCGCAATGCGCTTACGATAGTGGCAAGTTCTTTGTCGTTAATAGGTAGGTCCATTAGGAGAAAAATAGTTCTAGGTTTACAGTTTTTTCGACATTCCATCCGATAGCATCAAGGATTGCTTTCAATGGTTCGACAAAGGACTTTTCAAATTGTAGGTCATAGTCGATGTACTTGTCAAGATCAAGCTCGCGTGGAAAATCTTGAATAAAAGAGATGATGTTTTCATGGATGATGTTAGGTTTTTTCAGATAACAAAACTTGATCTTCTCTCCATTCTGAATGAGAGAGTATTTGTTTTCAAGTTTGTTCTTTTTAATGTAGTGATTATACAAAAGTGCGCCACGGCAATGAATCGGAGTTCCCTTGGCATAGATGTCAGAGGACGATTTATATTTCACAACATCAGAAACTGATCGCGGAAAGGCAATCTGTTCTGGTGGCATTTTCTTAAACTCTTCACGGGACTTATCAATGAAGTGAATGACATCTTCTTCAGTGCCACTCATCATCAACTTCAAGGCATCCTTAATCATCTTCCTGCATGGAGCAGGAGTAGATGATTTGACTGCCTCAATACCCATCATCTTGAGTTTGGGGTCTTCATATCGCACACCTTCACTATCCCATACGTTGAGAATATATCGCTTCTTCGCAGTCCAGATACCACGGTCAGCAATATTCTCACGCTTCATTTGCATTTTCTGGTCATACGCCGAAACATAGTTCGCCAGGTTCTGGTAGCATTGATCGATGTACGGTTCAAACTTGTCCTCGCAGATTTTGTCAAGTAGTTCCACAATCTTAGCCTTGTCGCTAGACCGATTAGCAAAAAATTTATCAACAAGAGGTCCAAGATTAAGATAAATTGAATCTGTGTCAGATGCAATTACGTAATCCTCTTCTGTTGTTTGCAACAGTTTATTTAGATATTGATTCATCTTGTTTTCTATCCATCGGATAGACACTTGTCCAGAGAGCGTAATTGCTTCTGCATTGGCAAGTTTGTAGTACCTAAAATACTGATTACCGATAGCGCCATAAGCACTGTTAAGAGAGATCTTCTTAGCCATTTGGATGTTATTGCATCTTGCAATTTCTTTCTCCAGTGCTTTAGTTGGTGTCTTTTCATATTCTTGCTTTGCTTGAAGCATTCGTTTTTTGAAAATTACTCGATCACCATACATCTTTTCCATGAGTTCTGGTAGGAACCCACGAACATCCTTACGGAACATTGCTCCGTTAGCACAAACTGCATTGCTTTTATACAATTCAAAATTTATTTCCTCATCAAGGATTCGGTCAACACTTGCCGTTGGGTGCCGTTCCTCCAAAAGTGTCTCTGGGGAAATATTGTATTGCATAATAAGGTGAGGATAGAGAGAGTTAAGGTCAAAACTGACAACCCAATCATACTTTCCTGGAATCGGTTCCTTGACATAAGCACCTGCGTACTTTTCGTTTTTAGAAGATTTGTTCTTCGGAGGAATAACAATGTCCCTCTTCTTCAAGTAGTTATAGATGATGTTGTCCCACATGCGGACCTGATAAAACACATCACCATAATTGACCTTGGCATCATAAGCCATAGTCAAGGCAAGTTCAATCAACTTCATCTTGTCTTCCAATCGGTCAACAAGTTCTACGTCAACGATGTTGTATTCAATAAACTTCTGCCACCCATGAGTATAGAAATCTTTGAAGGTGTCAAACTCACTGTGGTCTAGTTTCTTTTGTCCAAGTTCTACTTCAGCAATGTAGTCCAGACGATAGGACTCCTGTGCCTTATAGGTGAACTTCTTATATAGATCCAAGTAGTCAAGTTGAGTTACACCACCTACATCAAACGTAATGTGCTTACGACCTTGAATATATGTTTCATCTTCACTTACCAGTCCCCATGGAGAGAACCTCTTCATCAACTTCTCTCCAAGCACCCTATTAAGGCGTTTGCAGATATACGGGATATCGAACAGTTGAATGTTCCAACCAGTCACCACATCAGGAACATCCTGCATCCAGTAATTGATAAAGTCGCTGAGCAGCTGATGCTCTGTTGAACAATAGCGATAGGTAACGTTCTTCTGCTTATTGACGAAAGGTTTGACACCCCAAGTAACAATCTGCTTAGTGGTGTAGTCCTGAATTGTAATCGCAAGAATCTCTTCTGACGCAGATTCTACGTCAGGAAATCCTTTCTCTGCAGTGGTCTCAATATCGAGAGTTACCAGTTTAATCTGACTAATATCAAACTTGATTTCATCCTCAGGGTATTTCTCTGAGATATACTGATAGATGTATCGATCATTTCCGTAAATAGGAAATCCATCAATATCATCATACTTTTTGTAGAACTCACGGCAATCTCTAACAGTGCCCGGTCGCACTGGTTCTACTTCTTCTCCACTTAACGTTTTGAATTTAGATTCTCTCTTCGACCTAACAAACAGTGTAGGGAAGAACTCATCACGATGCTCATACCGTTTTCCATTATCAACTCCGCGAACCAGGAATTGATTTCCAATCAATTGAACGTTAGTGTAAAAACGCATTACTTAGTCAGTTCTTCGTATTTTTCAAGGATAGTTGGTTTAGGATCTGCAAGAGTAAGAATCTTGTCAGAACTCATCATAATTGTATCTTGGTTAGTTACTGTAAGCAACCAAGGTGCTAGAAGAATTTGATTATTATCAATACGAACAGTGAATGGATTGATCAATTTACAATCAGGTTGACCAATGTCAGCACCAATCTCTTCAATCTCCGTAACAAGAATAGTGTCGTTAGTCAACACTAGCAGCTTTATTTGTTTGCTCATTGTTTACAACATCCTCCATGTACATTTCATTTAGTTTAGTAACTGGTTCGACCATTGTGATAACCCAGTCAGCAGCAATGGGAATTGTGCTTTCTTTTGAGAGAGGCATCCATGGAAAAAGAGAAACTCTGTAACCAGATTTAGTTTCATTTCTCTGTTCGGAAAGAACTTCCGGTTGTTGCATTTTTACAATGCAAGGTTTAGAGAGAAAGTAACCGACAACGCGACGATTTTCTTCTTCACCCACAACCATCTCGGAAACATCTGCAACAACATCTTCTCCAGATTTAAGAAGCAAAAGTTTAACAGTCATTTACCAACTCCGTAGTCAGGTGCCTTCAGTTCAAGTTCACGAATAACTTCTTGCTGTTTGTTTTTACGGATAGTTTCGTGCAATCTTTCAACAGCAGCAGTCATCTCAGGAGTTTCTTCCCACTCCCAAATTTCTTCACGACCTTTACTATCAGTTTTTTTGAATTCTTTTTTAGTCATAGTTTTCCTCCAACATATGCGTCACCAATAACTCTTGTGTATTGATCAAGAGTTCCTTCCTGTTCACACTTTAGATGCCAACGGGTCATTTCGATAACGGCCTTTTCCGTTAATCCAAATAGGAAATCCTTTCCAGTGTCCTTACGAACACTCTTCCACATGAATCTCGTTTCTTCAACATAGAAAGCATCATCAATCCAATTGACTTCTGCGATCTCTGGATGAACATTAGGTTCTTCGGTCATTGAATCTCCAGGCATAAGCAATTTTAGCAAAGAAAAAAGGAGGAGTCAACCTGGATTTTGCCAGGTGCTCCTCGCGGCGACGATATTCAATTATATTTAGAACCAGTCCTTTCTCTGGTGATGCTGTGGAACAATCCTACCAAGAGTGATACTCAGCAACCCATCCTCAAAGCTAACTGATCTAACTTCCGTCTCGTCACTGAGGGTCCATGATCTAGTGAAAGATCTTTGAGCCACTCCTCTGTGGACATATTCTGTCCCTGTTTCTCCATCTTCTCGTTGTCCTTCGACAAAGAGTTTTCCGTCTTGTGTGTAGACATTGACTTGTTTTTTCTTAAATCCTGCGAGTGCTAACTCAAGCCTGGATTCAACGTTACTGACCTGAATTAGATTATACGGTGGATAGTTTGACGTTGTTTCGTGTAGTGTAAACAGACGATCAAAGTATTCATCCATACCGATGCTGTTCCTATTTATACGATCAAGCAACTGATCCAAGTTTGCAGCATTGTACTTCATGAGGTTAGTCATTTTACTTCTCCTTTGTAAGCGAGATTTGATTGTGTGGACCCGTTCGGCATCCACTACTAATTATACATGATACGAAAAAAGACGGTGTAGTAACAACCACACCGTCTTATAGGGGTTTCCGACTTTTGAAGCGACCGCACGAAAGATCGCAAATTTATTTATTCTGTTTCTTGGGTTTTATTTTTCTTACCGATATTATATTTTTGCTCCAGAACCCAGTCCGACTTATCTTTGTAAGACAGGACTTTGATCTGGTTCAGAGGAGCAATGTCTGCTACAGAATCTGGGACGACAACAGAAATGAGACCCCAGTCAGCAAGAAGACGAGTAATACGGTTGCGACGCTGAACGTCATTAATAGTAAGGTTAGCGTGTTTGCCATCTAAAGCAAATAACTCCTTAAAGTGTACGATATAGTATCTACCCTGTTTATGGAGAATATGGCAACTTTGATAAAGTTTCTTTTCTTTTCTCGACGCTACACCAATACGAGTTAATGTTTCCCTGACCTTCAGAAAGTCGTCTGGTTCATTCAAGAGCACCTCTACCATCTGGTCCTGTGACCATTCCACTGTCGGTTCCACCGTGTTTGTCATGTCATTCCTCCAACATCAAGTCGTTGTTTAATAAAGTTAATCTGTTCTGTGGTCAGGATTTTCAGAGCTTGAGATGCTTTTTCATTACTATAACCATAGTATTGTTTTATACATTCTAGATCCTTGACTTTATCCTTACGGAGCCAGGGAGAGAATCTCTTTCTTTTCCTCAAAGTATTTAGATAAAACGAATATTGCATATCTTTATCAATAAAGTTATACTTGTTCATTTCATTTGCAAACATCACACAGTCCAAGTGACCAGACAG